AACAAGCCCGCAGGCGAACACGTGACCATACAGCACTTGCGAAACGATGACGTCCCGCTGGGCTTGTCGGATCAGGTTTACACGCGCCAAGGCTTTTTGATTGTGACCTTGGTTGCCCCGCTGGACGGTTACGACATTGTCACCCGCAAGCAGGCCGGTGCAATTTCTGATTATTTCACGCGGGCGCAAATTCTGGAAGCCAACGGGACAAAGGTCACAATCGTTGGCACCACCATTCGCAGCGGTCGCGAAGAGGGGCAGCGTTGGGAAACACCCATTTACATAGAGTATCGGAGCCTATCGTGAAAAAGTAATACACACCAAGAATTACAAATGACGCAGTGACGGACAAACCGCAGGCGGCACGCTATCCAATGGGCTTGCGCCTAAATGTTTCTGTCGGTGGGGTGGTTGTTATCATCCATCCTCCTTCAGTTTTGCAGGGCTTTAAAGACGGGTCAGATTGGCGCGTTCCGGTGCGCGCGGAATACGAAGCCTCTGCATGAGTGCCTTGCTTGCTGGGCTGGCCGATGGCCAAAAGCAGGCGCAAAACTTAACTGTGGCCAAGGCCACACAGCCGAAAGGGCAAAGAAATGAGCACGTCGTATATTGGCTCAAAGGTCTCAATGGTCGCGGGTTCTCCTGCAACTTTTGATGAGACCGGATACAAAGCACAGACTCACGTCGAAATCAAAGGCATCGTCGATGTTGGCGAAGTCGGTGACACGCAAAACGACATCACAATTGATACGTTGATCGGGCGCGTTGAGCATGTGAACGGTTCGTCTGATCTGGGCGAAATTGCTGTCAGCTACGGCTTTATCAGTGATGACGCGGGCCAGATTCTAGTCCGTGCATCCGCTGGCACCAACACCGCGCAGTCGTTCAAGATCGAAGACGCTGACGGCAAGTTGGCGTTCTTTATGGGCGTTGTCGCAAACGTCCGCGACCGGGCGCGTTCGTCTTCTGAATACAAGGGCGAAACCTTTGTGATCCGTGGCAACAGCGCAGTTGTTCGCGGAACCGTCACAGCGTAATCTGTCGAGCGACAGTAGGGCAGGGGCGGCTTGTGGCTTGTCGTCCCTGCCCATTAAGCCACACAAGCCACATAGGATAGACAAGTGGACTTCACCAAATTTGACAGCCGCGCAGCCGCAGAACAGGGCCGCGACCTTCACCTGCAAAACCCAGCAACGGCAGAGCCAATCTTTGACGGCGACAAGCCTTGCATCGTGGTTGTTCGTGGAACTGAAAGCCGTGAGGCGCAGGCAGCGCTTGCCAAAATCCGCAAGTTGAAAATGGCGCAGGATAAAAAAGACGGCAAAGACAGCGGCGATGACGAAGCATCCCTAGAGGATATGCACCAGCGCCTTGTTGAGACAGCAATCCCGCTTGTGATCGGGTTTAAGAATATCAATCGCGGCGACAAGCCTGCAAAGGCACCAGCGGACGTAGAATGGTTCCTAAACTTGCAGCTAATCAACGGCGTTGAGGGCGAGCGTTCGTTTGTTGAGCAGGTCGCTAATCACGCCACAAAGCGTTCCAATTTTTTGGGAAACGCCTAAGTCAGCTTGAACTTGCGGCGGCACAGATCGGGCATCTTAATAGCAAGCCCGATCACTGGACCGAAACCCGCGTTGAAAAGCTGATCGCGCAAAAGCGGCAGGTGCCTATGGTGCCTGTCAATGAAGGCCAGTATTTGCTTGATGCGCTTTTTGAAGTTGGACCCAGCGCAACGGCTGGCATGGGCGCGGAAATTCCTGTATCATGGTCTGAAGTTTGGGCATATGCCCAGGCTACGCAAAACCTGTCGGACCCGTGGGAATTTCGTGGTATTATGCAAATGTCGAAAGCGTTTGTAAAAGCCCGGCGAGATGGTGAAAGCGTGTTTGCAATTCCGCCAATTGAGCAAGTGATCAATGACTGACATTGAACCTTGGGAGGCCAAGCTCTTGCGCAAAATGTCAGAGGCGTTTGTCTCTGGCATGAACGAAGGCACAAGCCCGTTTTCAATACCGCCAGCCGACCGCAAGTCTGCACAATAAACGGACCTCCCTGACCGGTGGGCCGCAAATATTTCAAGGATTAAAACATGGCAGACTTTGCAAACCTTGTCGTTGGTCTTGACACCTCTGCTCTAAAGCGTGGCGAGCGTGACATTCAGAGCTTTGGCGGGTCCGCTAAGAAAAGTTTTAATGCTGTCGCATTGGCAGCAGGCGCTGCGCTGGGGGCTTTTGTTTCGCTTGGCAGCGCAGTGCGCATCATTGCTGATTTTGAATCAAGCATTTCCCGGCTTGGAGCTGTAAGCCGCGCCACGGGTTCAGAGCTTAAATCCCTGCGCGACATTGCAAAAGAGCTTGGATCAACAACAGAGTTCAGCGCAAGCCAAGCCGCAGACGGCCTTAACTTTTTGGCCATGGCCGGGTTCAATGCAGCGGAGGCCATGGCGGCAATTCCGGCTGTTTTAGATTTGGCAACGGCGTCACAAATGGGCCTGGCTGAAGCGGCTGACACCGCTTCAAACATCATGTCGGGTTTTGGAATTTCTGCCAACAACGCCGCGCAAGTTGCCGACGTTCTGGCCGCCGCGTCTACAAGGGCAAACACAACTGTCGGGCAACTTGGGTCTGCAATGTCTACCGTTGCACCTATTGCCAAAGCACTTGACATAAGTCTTTCCGACACGGCAGCCGCTATTGGCGTTTTGTCCGATGCCGGTATTCAAGGCGAGCGCGCAGGAACCGCCTTGCGTGGCGTTTTGGCGTCATTGGCTGGACCTACTTCAGAGGCTGAAAAGGTGCTCAAGGGCCTTGGCCTCACGCTTTCTGATGTAGACCCTGCCGCAAACGATCTTAGCGTTGTGATGGCACGACTAGGCGATGCAGGACTTTCCACAGCGGACGCAATGACGTTGTTCGGACGCGAAGCAGCTTCCGGTGCTTTGGTTCTTATTGACGGGGCCAATCGCGTTGGCGAGTTTGGTGACGAACTTGACCGCGTAGACGGTGCGGCAAAGACAATGGCTGCAACCATGCGCGACAACTTAAGCGGCGATTTAAAAGGCGTAATTTCTGCGGCAGAAGGCCTAGCAATTGCATTGGGCGACGCTGGCTTGACAGCTGTAATTCGCGCTGTTGTCCAATCCATAACCGGACTAGTTCGCGGTCTAACCGCTGTTGCAGAAAATGCAAAAATTCTAGGCGTTATAATTTTGACTCTTGCCGCCACGCAAATCCCCGCGTTGGTTGCAAGCTTTGTCGCGTTGACTGCAGGCGTGACTGCAACAGGCATTGCTACAACTATATTCACGTCTATAGTCAGAGCAGCGCGGATTGCGTTGATTGCTTTTGGCGGTCCGCTTGGCATTGTATACGGCTTGCTTGGCGCGGCAGCTAGTGCTTTCTTTTTGTTTCGCGACAATGCGGGTGAGATGGAAAAATCCGCATATGATGCAGAGGCGGGGTCGCTGGCTCTTGCTAAGGCATTGAACGAAGTAACGGTGGCAGAACCAAAATCAAGTGCCGCAGTAATTGCGCTAGCAAATAATAACGTCAAGTTGGCTGACAGCGCCTATGAAGCTGCGAAAGCTGAAGTTGAAAAGCGCCGGGCCATGCTAAATGACGCTAACGCTGTTGTCGGCGGCGGCAGGTCACGGCGCGGCACAATTTTAGGGTCAGAACGGCTTCTAAGCAATGCAAACCAGAATTTAATTGCGACGGAAACTGCTTTGGCTAAAGCAATGTCTGAAAGAAACAACGCCTCTGAAGAAATTGCGATGACTGTTCCCGTGCTTGTGTCTGGCACAAACGCAATTACAGACGCAAGCGTTGCGGCTGAAGCTGCTGCAGCAGAATTTGCCAAAAAACTTGACGATTTAGACGTCGGTGCGTCTGGCGCAGCAAGCTCAGTTGAGAAGTTGACCCCAGCACTGACAGACGCCGAGCAAGCAGCGCAAAGCTACGCTAGCACCATGCAGGGGTTTGTCGTGGATGGCATCGGCAAGGCCGTGGAAAACATGGTTGACGGCTTTACTGGCGGCTTGAAGTCGATCAAGGATATATTTGTTTCCACGATAAAGCAGATGATTGCCTTTGCGATCAAGAACAAGATCATGCTGTCGCTGGGCATGGGCGGTTCGGTTGCTGGCACAATGGCATCGGCTGGCACTGGCGGCGCTGGTATGCTTGGCAGTATAGGTTCCTTCGCAGGAAGCATTGGTACCGGCGCATCGGTCACAATGAATGGATTAATGACTGGTGGCGGCTTTGGTCCGATGATGGGTGCTATTAGCGGCGGGCTTGGGGCCGGTGGCGCGGCAGGCATTGGCACGGCTATCGGCGCAGCGCTTCCCGTGATTGGCGCTGTCGTTGCTGGACTGACCTTGCTTTCGTCTATCGGTGCCAAGCGTGCAGCCAAGCGACTTGAGGCGGCAACTAATGCCAACAATGCTGCGCTGGAAAATGTTGAGAAAGAGCATAACGCGCGCGTTTTGGAAATGACGACACGGCTGCAAGCCAATGCAGATGCTACGCAAGCCCTGATCCAGTCGTTGCAAACGCTGGCCGAGATGGAACAAGAGCGCGAACAGGCCGCGCGGGCAATCCTTAATGAGCGTGCCAACCTTGAAATTGAATTGCTGCGCCTGCAAAACGACACGGTTGCTTTGCGCGAGCGTGAGATTGCCGCGACAGAGCCGGTCAACCGCCAGCTTCGCCGCTTTATCTTGGCAATGGGTGATGCGGCAGAAGCGATCGAGGCACAGCGTCGTGCCGTTGAAGGGCTGGCAAGCGCAGGTCGGGGTATTGTTGAATTTGTGCGGGGCATAACTGGTCAGGCACAGCTTTCGTTCCGTCAGGACTTGGCGCTAGCGCAGGGCGGCGATGTGGGGGCCTCTGGACGTATCACTGAGTCAGCACAGGGCGCGATTGACCAAGCTCGCTCACAGGCCCGCACGGGGCTTGAGGTGGACCGTTTTATTGCGCAAACTGCAACAAGCCTGTTGGCATTGCCCGCAGTGGCAACATTTGAGGAAATGCAGATTGATCTGCTTGATGAAATCAGCAGCGGCATTGGCGATCTGACAAAGCTGCAAAGCGACACGCAGCAAAAGATGATGCGAGCAATTAATGATGGGTTCTTTACCATCGACAGCAACCTTGATGGCAAGCTGACGTTTGCAGAGTTGCAGCGCGGGCTGGG